CACACTCTTTACATTTCTGTTTCAAATCATACCAACCTATTGTTCTATCTTCCATATCCCACATCACAGTTATCTCAAACATCAAGCAACCACAGATACAGGCAAAGGTTGGCTCACCTTGCAAATCAAACATCAGTACCAGCCCTTGCGGTGGTGCTTCCACGCGTTGCAAGGGGTATCATACCTATGTTCTATGTAGTAGAAGGCTCTTAGTATCTGTGTTGCTGGGTCAGTAGACTTCTCGCCTAACATCTGAGCAATACCGTAGGCGCTAGAGCCTTGCTGGTTCTTGGCTAAATGGTCATAACGACTTTCTTTAGTGAAGATTAGGTGGACACACGCCCTTTGTCGCTTATCCCAACCGAACCCAACGCGGGCAAAGGTGTCTGCCATTTTCTTGTTAGCCCGCTTCTGTTCCATTGTTGCTTTAGTCTGCACCACTATCGGGTGCTTAACGCTGACCTTGACTTCCACCTTCTCCGATATAGGAAAGAGTGAGGCAACTATAAGCAGCCCGATAAGGGCTAGTGTCTGTCTTTTCATACCTTAATTCTAGCAATTTTCTCTCTGACGTGCGCTCTGTGTCGGCGTTCATCTCTAATTGTGTGTGCATTTGGGTTGCCTCCTGCTAGTAAGGCACGCTCACTTGTGAGTAATCCACCCCAGATAGAGCCACACCCACCAATACTTATAAGGTTCTCGCGTTCCATACCCTGAGCCAGACATTGAGCCTTTACGGGGCAGTCGTGGCATAACTCTATGGCTTGCACGCTTCGCAATACTTCTAGTTGTTGTTCATCTGGTAAGCGTGTGTTCTCGTAGTGCCACAAGTCTGGGTCTGGGTGTCCGTTGCATAGTCCTTCTGTGTGCCAGTCTCTATTTATATTCATCTATCTCTCCAATTTCTCCAGTAAAAAACTAATTTATTTTTATATCTAATAAGCAATAAGGCTAGGATTATTACAGTAACGCTCACGGTATCGCCGTTATCTTGCTCGCTTCCGCATAGTCTAAGTCCTCCATAAGTAGGCGTGAGTTAGTCTGAACTGAGAAGAGCCACTCATCTTTCTGTTCGTTGGTCATCTCCTGCCAGTTGGCTGGCATATTCACATCATCAGGGACATTGACTTCCATTACACGCATACCACTAACTAAATAAGATACTCTAAATTTCATCATTTGCTCCAGTCGTAGACAACTTCATTATCATAGCCACAAGCGTGGCAAGTGAACCAGTATGTACCATTCTTGTCTTCGTAATTGCTATTCTCTGCTTCGCAGTTCTCTGCCTCGCACATCACCACATAACTAGCCATTGTTCCTCCCAATTTCATACGCTCTCTGGCAATTCTGGCAGTAGCCCTGCTCGCTTGCTTCGTCTATTTCGTAGGCGCAGTTAGCGCAGGTCAATAGGTTACTCATCAGTATCCTCCTTGAATATCTCCACTATTGCTTGCTTCTTTTCATCAGGCAACCAAGCCCAGATATAGCCGAGCAGATAGTGTGCGCCTGTATCGTGCGTGTTGCCTCTAGTCCTGCGACATATCGCAAGCACTTCATCTAATTCTGTAGCCATAGCGTCCTTCCTTCCCTTCCGCTTTCTTGGCAGAAGTAACAGGTATCTTCATTGTTTTCTGGTTGGTCATACATCTTAAAGCATTGGATACACTCTCTGATTTCCACTACACACTCACCGCCTCGGTTAAGTTATCTAGTATCTCGTATAGGTTTTCATCTCCGCTACTATCTTCATAGTCATATACATTTTTAGCCCACGCTGGCGTGGCATTAGTCTTATTCTTAAAGGTAATATCGTAGCCGTCATAACTATCCCAGTAAAGGGTTACCGAATACTCCTTACCTTCTCGCTCAAATGTAATCTCTTTAGCCCACGCTGTTGTTTCTTTGTTCGCTTGCTTAATAGTTATACTCATTTACTTTTCTCCTGTCTCGTCTGCTATTGGTTGCGTGCTTAGTATTCCAAGCACAGATAAAATAATAATCGGTAGTCCTGCAAGAGTCAAGGCTATCAAGGTCTACACCCGCACTCTTTAATCGGTATTAAATGGTCGCCGCATATAACCATTAGAGTCCACCCGCGTAACACTCTGCAATAGTTCCCCAACAGTAGCCAGTTACGCCCTGTCCTGTGTAGTTAATATGCCCTGCCAGATAGATAACTAGCACAGCCCACAGCACTAGGGCTACGGCTCTCACTCGCTTGCCTCTCTTAGTTAGTCTCATTACTATCCCCCCAACAGTTATCGCACACGGATTTTTCTGTAATAGCGCAAGTGTGTTGCGCGTTATCTCCACAAGAAAAGCATTTCATTACTCTTCCCCCTCTGCCGCTTCCTGTAAGTCTTGCGCGTACATATTGAACGGAGGTATATCCTCGCGTCTCCAACCGTCACAGTACTTATCCTCTGTGCGTGGGTGCCAATGTGAGAAGTCCCAATTACTGAAGAAAGATTTCATAAGTTTATGGGCGCACTTATGGCACAGGATAAACTCTAACTCTTTCTCTTTTATCGCGAAAGAGTCTACATATTCATCATATCCACCGCTCATATTTATCGTGAGCGAGTTTTCAAATGTTCCGAAATGCTCGCTCGCGTACATAACCAATGAACATTTATCACAGGTCTTAGTCATATTAGGATTAGTCATTCTAATTTCTGCCTCTGTAGGTTTTCTACTCATCATTTCCCCCTATAACCAAGAGTGCTTTAGTAGGTAACCAGGGTCGCCGTCTGCCGCCCGCGTACGGAATAGCACGCTTGATAGGCTGTAAACCACGTGAAATCCCATATCCATACCGCAACCACCGACACGCAGGGCGCGTGAACCATTGACTTCTACTAGCGGGTAATCTAGAACTATTGCCGCATAGTAGGTCAGGTCTAAAATCTTGCCGTCTTTCGCTACCTTCAGCGACATAGTGCGGCTCATACCGCTACTAGATACGCTACGCAGTACGGTGTAAACCGTGTCGCCCTCTGTTAAATAGTGGGTTAGCAGTTGCTCTCTTGCATAGGCAACATCTAGCGCCTTTTGCTCTTTCTTGCTTGCTGTTGCTGTAGTCATCTACTTTCCCCCTGTGCAATTAAACAGGTGTGAATATTTACCATTCTTTAACGCTACATAAAAGTAGCGGGTGCTTTCGCCGCAATTCTTGCAGACCCCTGCGGTTACGGGATTAACTATTACGGTCATATCATTAGCCTCCTGTTGCTAATCGGTGGCGGGGCATTGTTGCCTCTCCTACCTTGCGCCCTAGTGTGTCGCGAACATTCGCCCACTTTCAAGGGGCTAGGGCTGTGAGTTACCTCACATTAAACCGCTGTAACTATCATCGCCTCTCGGTCATATGTTGCAAGATAATCGCGTGCCACCCGTGCACTCGTAAATTGAATTCGGAAATCTATATCCCGCCCGAATGCATAGCGCCCCGCGTACCATTCCCCAAACCCTACTTTATAAATGTAGTATTTAGAATGAGCGCGGGCTGTGCCCTCTGCCGTCTCTTGATAAGCCTCGGTTATAATGCTTGTCCACTTCATTTGCTTTTCTCCTGTCTCTTTACAATGCGGGGCGGGTATCTCCTGCCCTGCTATTGCGTGCCTTGCTAGGTCGCGAACCTGTGCCGACTATATCGGGGCAAGGCGGGGCTGTCTAGCCCTTTCGGGCTTTAATCTCTCCTAATTCGGTGAAAGTCTGCCCGTGTAAATTGTGCCAGATTATATATTCCCGCCATTTAGCGGCTAGTTCTTTCGCCGTCCATTGGTCGGCGGTTGCGGTTTCTAGGCTAACCTCTAGCGTCCATTTGGTCATTTTAGCGCCTTTTCTTTCTTGTTGATAAATTCGTCAAATGTATCGGGATTAAATCGGGGGTTTTCTGCCTCTAACTGTCGGGAGAATTCTGCGTGTATCTGCCCGATTACCTCGTTAGCCGATAGAGAGAACCCGCCGTGTACGGCGTACGCCTTAGCGAGAATTCCCGCTATAAGTTCGTAGTCTTTTTTAGTCATTTTGTGCCTCCTGTAGTGATTTTGAAATTGCTTTTTCAATACATTTTGGGCATATCTTGAAACGGTAGCCCTGCGGCATAAAGTGCAAGCACTCTAGTCTTTTTGCTTTCATTTTCTTGCTCCTGTCTGCTCGGTGAGTGATTTCGCCGAGTCGTACCCCCCGCAGGTCGCGAACCTGCGCCGCCTAAAGCGGGCGGGGGGCTGTCTTGCTAGGCTTCTTCGCGTCTTGCAATTCTGCTCTCGCGGCAAGAGTGAAAGTAACTAGCCGACCCGTTAGGGTCTTTTACGGTCTTGCGGCAATATTCGCAAGTCCAAGTCTGTGCGCTCATTATTTAGCCTCCTTTAACATCTTAAAGAGTGCGATTATGTCTTTTACATCTAGCAAAATTCCATTGTCCAGAAGTTTTTCTGAGAAAGCCATAAATTCATCTAAAACGGAATTTTCTAGTGGCTTTACGAAATCGGTTAAAATGTCTACATTGTTGCTCATTTTATTCTCCTGTCTTTCGAACACCTGTTCGAGTGCTTTGGGGTTGTTCCCTCGGCTACAAGAGAACTCTCTCACGCTCATTTCAGAAAGTCAAGCAGATTTGATGTGAGTTACATCACACTCTCGCAAGGGGTAATTAAGTTACCGCCCAGTAACATTTACCCCTTAAGTTACTCGGATTTAATCTCGGTAACTTATAGCCGCCTAAGTTACTCACGGGTAATGTTACTCACGGGTAGGTTCGGGTGGATAGTCGCTTGCCATAAATACAATTTATATTGTCTCCGATTTAAATTTAAGTTACTGTCGGGTAACTTCTTACTATAAACCTGTAGTTTAGAGTTAGACATTAGGTGTCTAAGTGTCTAAGTCTATATCTAAGGGTGAGAGTTAGACATTTTGACCCCAGAGTGTTTAAATACGGTCAGGTATATTACTGTACTATCACCCTAAAAATCTCTGTTATATTAGCCCCCATATATACTCTGAGCAGGACTTTTGCCCAAAGGGCAACTATTTTAAAAATATATCCGAACCTAGTGTTCGGTTTAGGGTATAACTACAGGTTATCTATATATGTAATATATAATTATATATATAGAGCGAGCATCGCTCTTCGGCTCGCTCGCTTATAATTATATTATTTATATATATTATATATATTGCCATACTTATGCCGTTATTTTGTGGGCGTGATTGGTGTTATATTTATGCCCCCAGAGGGCGACTGGATGGACACTTAATGGGACGCAAAGCAGGTAAGCAGGACATCTCCAAGGTAGAAGCCCAGGAACGGGTACTACTCCAACTGGAGCAAGGTTTGACCATTACTGCCGCTATGGCAACCGTCAACCGCAACGATACGACTTTTAGACAATGGGTGATGAACTCCCCAGAGTTTAAGGAACGCTCTGAGAAAGCCCGCCTGGCGGGTAAGGGTGTTCGTACCGAACTCAAGGACATTAAAGAGATTTCCTACCCAGACTTCTGTGAGCAGTTCCTAGACTCCCGCCTCTTCCCCCACCAGTTGAACTGGCTGGACTTAATGGAAGGCGTAGACCCTAGGTGGCAACCTGCTGGTATGACCTACGAGCCAGGTGAACCTGACCGAGTACTCATCAACGTACCCCCAGAACACGCCAAGTCCACAACGATTACTACCAACTACGTCACCTACAAAATCGTGACCAACCCCAATATGCGAGTCATCATCGTCTCTAAGACTCAGGGTATGGCTCGTAAGTTCCTAGGGGCGATTAAGACAAGACTTTCACACCCAGCCTATACCAAGATGCAGGTCGCATTTGGACCTAATGGTGGCTACAAGGCAGATGCTACCCAATGGTCTGCCGATATGATTTATCTAGGTACGGGACGCGACTCTGGCGAGAAAGACCCGACTGTCCAAGCCCTTGGCTTTGGTTCACAGATTTACGGTGCTCGCGCCGACTTGATTATCCTAGACGATGTTGTGATGAACTCAAATGCCCACGAGTGGGAGAAGCAACTTGAATGGCTTCAGAAGGAAGTTATCACACGTCTGGGGCGGCACGGAAAACTAATTATCGTAGGAACCCGTGTCGCGCCCATTGACCTTTATAAGATGATACGCGACCCAGGGCAATGGTCAGGTGGGGTTTCCCCTTTCACCTACTGTGCTATGCCAGCGGTTTTAGAATTTGATGAGAACCCACTTAACTGGAAAACGTTGTGGGCTGAATCAGACCAACAAGAGAATGCAAAGGACGACCCTCTACCAAATGGCAATTTTCCCAAGTGGGATGGACCTTCTCTCTTTAAGCGCCGCTCTCAGGTCTCTCCATCGGTATGGGCTATGGTCTACCAGCAAGAGGATGTCCAAGAAGACAGCATATTCTCACCTACCTGCGTTGCAGGTTCAGTCAATGGAATGCGTAAGCGTGGACCGCTTAAACAAGGGGTTGTAGGTCATCCGAAAAATACTGAAAATCTTTATACCGTTATCGGTCTTGACCCTGCTATGGCAGGTGCTACTGGCGCTGTGGTTGTTTCATACAATAGAACAGACGGAAGAATATACGTTCTAGATTGCATCAATATGACAGAACCTACACCCGCTAAGATTCAAAGTCTTATTGAGGATTGGGTGGACAAGTACCGCCCACAAGAACTGCGTATTGAAATCAACGCCCATCAGAAGGCTTACGCCCTTGATGATAACTTAAGAAACTTTCTAGCCTCATATGGCTGCCAGTTGAACTCACACTTTACTGGCAAGAATAAGTGGGACACATCTTTCGGTGTTGCATCTATGGCTACCCTGTTCGGCTCAGTCCGAGATGGTCGCTTCCAAGATAACAACATTATTGAGTTACCTTCCAACGAAGGCTCTGAAGGAATCAAGACATTAGTTCAGGAACTAATCACTTGGAAACCTGACACAAAGAACCCAACAGACTGCGTGATGGCTCTATGGTTTGCGGTAATCCGCATCCGAGAACTTATGCAACAGTCAACCAGAGTGGGTCAGTACCAATCAAACCGTTGGGCAACGAGAGCGCAAATGGCTACTCGTGGCTCCATCAATTTAGACTCAGCCTTTGCCGACCAATGGGCAGAGCAATACGGATAGGAAACCAAAATGGTAATGTCAAAAGATATGGGTGGCTCTGCTGCTCGTGGCGTAGGTGGCATCGGCGGTTCAGGTGGCAAGAACGTAAGCAAAGTAAATAAGAACGGTTCTGCCGCCCCAGCGCAGCCTAAGAAGAAGAAGATGACTGCTGAACAAGGTATCGCAGCAGACTTGAACGCGTTTCTTAACTTCCACGCTGGTCGTTAATACAAAATAATTTTTCCCTTTAATCGTTAGGACAACAATGGCATTATCAATGGAGCAGATTTCTGCGCGAGTAGACTCGCTCAAGAATCGCAATCACGAGCGCGATGCTCGCAACCTTGACGTACTTGCTGTCCGTAAAGGAAAAATCGCTGAGGTCTACCCTGACTTCTTCCCAGATGGCGTAGATGCAAACGTAGTCGCAAACTTTATTGACATCGTTGCCCGTGACCTATCAGAAGTTATGGCTCCACTTCCAGCAGTAAACTGCTCAGCAGCCAACCAAGTTTCAGATAGAGCGCGTACTTTTGCTGATAAACGCACACGTATTGCCTCTAACTATTTCCAGCACTCGGATTTAGCGGTGCAGATGTACTCAGGCGCTGACTGGTATATCACCTATGGTTTCGTCCCTTTCATTATTGAATTAGACGAAGAAGCAAAACTGCCACGTATTCGCATAGAAAATCCTATTGGGGCTTACCCAGAGTTTGACCGCTATGGACGTTGTGTGGCATTTGCTAAACGATATATGATGACATTGGGCGAACTTGTCTCCCAGTTTCCTGATTATGAGAGAGAACTACTTGGTGGCTACGGCTACAAGCAAGACTTAAATACTCAGGTTGAGATGATTCGTTACTATGACAAAGACCAGTCGGTCATATATCTCCCATCAAAGGGCAACTTAGTGTTGTCTATAGCCAAGAATCCTCTTGGTAAAATGATGGTAGTTGTCGCACGTAAGCCATCTATTGACGGTGAACTTCGTGGACAATTTGATGATGTACTTGGTATCCAATTGCTTCGCAACCGCTTTGCGTTGCTTGCAATGGAAGCAGCAGAGAAGTCTGTTCAGGCTCCTATCGTGCTTCCCCAGGATGTTCAAGAACTACAGTTGGGTGGAGATGCGGTTATCCGTACATCAAACCCAGCGGGCGTACGCCGTGTGGAACTAAATGTACCAGCGGGTGCGTTCACAGAACAGCAATTACTAAATCAAGAACTACGAGTTGGTTCACGTTATCCAGAAGGACGTACTGGAAACATTGATGCCTCTATCGTCACAGGACAGGGCGTACAGGCTCTTATGGGTGCATTTGACACCCAAGTTAAATCTGCTCAGGCAATCTTTGCTGCAGCAC